GCCTGCATCGTCACGAGTGTTAGGCTGATCACCGGCATTAGCCGTCTGAAGAAACACACTAAAAAGATTCTGAGAAACACAAGGTACAGAAGCAAGCGCAGTCGTATTTGCGGTAGAACTAGATGCACTAGTCATATAGTCCGTCATTTGAGTAAACGACTGTGGAAGCGCACGGGAAATCAGACGTAACGGCACAGCGTAGAAATCGTAATATTCCTTAATACGGGTATAAGCAGCGGTATTTACCGGAACAGTACGGGTAAACCAATCCGAAGAAATACGATACTTAGTATCGGGAATAGCAATCTGCCAATAGCATGGCAAGATTTCACCAACCTTAGCAGTGAATAATTTCTTCGAACTTAAGTCGAAGGAAGACCGGTGAGTAGGAATCTTAGCTCGGTCTAAGGGATTAAAATCACTCATAATTAATTAAAATTAAAAATTAAACCATACGATTGAATATATTATTAGCATCATTAAGAGCCTTATGTTTAATCATATCACGACAGAATGTCGCACTACGGTACCGGAGTTGCTCAAGGAGTAATACCGTCTCGCGCGAGACATTGGACAAGACATCCGTTTCGCACCCGTTCTGAGGCAGCGAAAACACACAATCAGAAATGACTGGGTTGGCAGAGCGTAAGTCGAATGAATCTCGTAAACTTTCATAATCCTTTTTCTTTTCATATTCTATGCCTGTTTTAATGATAAACATAATACGACCGGAGTAAGCACTAACATCAGAACCGAAGTCAGGCAGATGCCAGTTACGGAAGAATTTATAGACATATAGGAACAGCCGATATAACTTATTAATATAAGATTCAATATCGACATCGCTAGAACTGTTGCAGAACCTAGTAAGGCACCGAGAAGCATGTAATATAATCTTGTCATCATCAGTAAGAATAGAGTTAACCTTAAGATATTGATAATAGATCCGAACAAGACTCAAAACTGAGTCTTGCTTGTAGTCAACGAATCCGAACTTAGCAATTCTCTGTGGCGTTCGGTGAACAGCGCAAAGAATTCGAGCAATCGCAGTAACATCGTCATTGCAAGCAGACGAGAATCGGGGCAATAAGGTACGGATATACGACAAGGGTGGAGTGGACCGAACACTGACGCCATTGAAATTGTAGACTCTTCCGTTAACGACAGAATCGATTTTTTGCTCAATTTGCGCATAAGGGTCTTCACCTTCAACGAAATCGCAACCTTTCTCAAAGAATCCAACAGACGCTCGCGACCTGGGTCTAAATGCGCGGCATGATCGATATAACAGGGGAGAAGCGCACAAGCTGTTAACGTAACTCGCAACGTACGAGCCAGCTCCACCAACGGAACGTTGGAAATCTGAACGACCGAGTTTCCAACTCTTATCGTGACAGTATCGTAGAACCTCGGAGACTTCTTTCGAGTTCGTGAATAATAAGAGATGATAATGCGGGCGGAAATGCACGGGTCCGTACTCACCCACAGCGTAGAAATGTAACGTTTCATAAGAACCTAATTGTTGGAATAAATGTTTACGTAAGCGCTTAATATAATTCTGAACATCAACATAGTTCAGGAAGGGAATAAGATTATCACGACCGTATTGCGGAGAAACGGGATAATCCGTTTTTTCAACGGCTTGCGTCTTAGTGATAAAACTACGAATAGCATCCATACTAAGAAACCAATTGTCCTTAACAGGAACATATTTCTTAATTTCGCGGTCATACGGAACAGTACCCTGTACTTGTTCGAAAAAAATATGACGCAACATGGAGTTATCATCACATTGATACTCAGAAACAGGGATATATTTATGATATTCATCACCGAAATGGATATCTCCTGAAATACCTACAACGTCCTCATATTCACTGTGGAGGACCTTACAATTCATAAGAGGAACATGAACATTATCATAAGTAAGAGTTACAAAATAAGAATACTTAAAAGCACTTCCAGCGGTCTTCACACGCATGGACGCTTTTTTAGCACGCTTATGGATACAATAATCGCATTGGCCACAATCCACGGCAATGCGTGCACCAGTGTAACGATTAGTAATAAACGAACGATGCTGACAATGATCAGCCGCTTTCAGTAAATCAGGAGAAAATTTCATAATTAGTTACGCTTGTCTATCACCTGCCGACGATTACGAGAGCAGAATGAAACATGAATAAATGTCGGATATATAATAAGCTGGTCGAATGGCGAAACATTATCCGAAAAGATATGGATCATTTCAAGCAACTTACTAAATGTAGTAGAGCCATAAGGCTTAATATCAACAGCCTCGCCTACAAGGTGCTGAGAATTCGGGGCACCATTGCAAGCTTTATTCTGTTCGGGAGTACGGCGAGCACTAGTTATCGTAAAATGTACGTTAGAATACAACAAGTACTCAAGAAAATGCATAAGAGTATAATTCATATTCCGATAGCATTAAGAATATAACCTAAAGCAGCGGAAACAGCGCCAATCACAATTTTCCAAATATTATTACTTTTCATCACTAGGAGTTTTAAGTTCAACAAAATCATCTTCTTCTTTAATCGAATCCACAATAACAATAAGACCCAACGGAGAAACTCGCTCAGAATAATTTCCAAGACCATCGAGAGAATTGACAATATAAGGCGAAATAACATCACGACCGGTGTTTTTGTCTTTAACTGAGATAATAAATTTCTGCATAATTGAAATAATTTTAAAGGGTTAATAATAATTGTAACTTCTACTGGGGCAAAGGTATGAGTTTTTTTTGTATTTCCAAATATTTTTTTTAGAAATTGTGGGGAGAGGACCATTTATGATGGAGTGTGAGTTGTGCGTTTATGGACAAGAGAATGGAGAATCCGAGAGGATAACTCGGATTTGCTTCGCACACAACTAGGGGCTTCGCTTAATTAAAATGTCCTAGATCCATTACTAATAGATCCAAGACAGAAGTGGATGTATACAGAGGTGTATAGACACGGCAGGTCAGGTAGAACCTGCCTTTGCGCACCTACGTGCTAAAATACCGAAGCGGAACGCTTCTTTAAGGAAGTCGCTCCGCTCCATATTTCGATCAGGCCCTACGCGGGCGGCGGGTGTATATCGCTCAAACGCCGCGATAGGCTTCTAGTCCTGAAGTATGTTCTTATTTACGGCCAAAGTTACCAAAACGAGCACCAGCGCCAACAACATTACCAGCACCAGCGGAAATAGCACCAAGACCACGGGAAACAGAATCCCAATAATGAGTACGGCCTTGTTTGCGAGCCAAGTCTGCACCATATTCAGCAGCTTTCTGATTCGCCATAGAAGTTTTATACTCCGTATGTTTACGAAGCTTAACATTCTTATAATCATACGTACTATCACGATATTGCAATTCATTAGAGGCGTTAGCTGCCTTAATCAAAGAGTCAGCCGTCTCGGAAGCTACACGATTGTCAATTTCCTTGCCGGAAGCTTCAGCAGAAGCAAGAATAGCACGCTGGATTTCAGTCTGTATTTGCTTCTCAGTAAGAGCACCTTGGGACTGGAGATTGGCTAAGGTTTGAGCCTTAATAAACAAATCAGCCTGTTGATTCTGATCCATATATTTATTCATAATACGCTGAGCATCAGAATTAAGCAAAATCTGTGCTTCTTGAGCAGCAGATATACGTTCAGCAAACTGGGCGTTTTTTAAATTCTGAGCCTCGGTAGATTGGTCCAAAGCAGCAGACACACGACCCGTATCCTTATTCCAATAACCGGAAGAGCCAATAGCTAGATTCCTCCAGTTAGTAAGGCCTCTATAATAATCAGACAAAAGAGGAGTTACCGTATCAGCCTGACGTGCACGAGAGCCTGATTCACCAGCAGAAGCCTCAGAAGCCTTAGCTTGAGCAAGGGAAGCAAGAGACTGAAACACGCTAGAAAAATTAGGCTTATAGGCCTGCATACTAGGAACAGGAGCGGCAGTAGCAGCAGCTCCGCCTGAAGCAGGAGACCTAGAACCAGCCATAGCAGCAGAACCTTGAACAAACGGATTAAGACCACGAGAAATCATAGCGTCAGGAGAATTGTAGGCATTATTCATGCCCCACATCTGTTGCTGCCAATCACGTTGAATTTGTGCCTGTTCTGCATTAAACGCGTTCTGTTCACGCATCATACGGAGATTAACCTTATTCTGATGATTCTGATTAACCATACCGACAATGTTGTCGGTAAGGTTTGCAGCCGAGGAAGCTATAGCGTCAAATAGTCCCATTATTCAGGAGAGGCAGATGCGGAATCCGGAGACGGCGCTGCCTGTTGCTCTGCCAACATAGATTCGGCATAAGCCGATAATTCTGACTTCTCACTAGCCAATTGCTGTAAAACAGCCTGACGTTCAGACATCGTCTGACAATGACGGGAGATAACACAATCAAAGCGTTCCTCATCAGTCATACCATCCATAACAGTAGACTGAGTAGGATGCATCTGAGCAAGAATATTCTGAACATTCATATCACCAAGCAACCGGCGATATTTTTCCTGATTCAGCAAAATCTGCGTCATATCACATTGAATCAAGTCCCCATCAGGAGATTCGTCATACATAACTGTATCATATACAGACTGTTGATAACACGGATTATCCTCAATCAACTCGGGAACAACCTCATTTTTAATATAATCAGGGTTTTTATAAGCAAAACTTCTCATAACAATACAAATTAATAAGGTAAACCATTTCTATCCAAGTTCTGTACGGCATATACTTGGAAATTAACATTACAGAGCAACTGGTCAAACGCAACAGAACAGTTAGCAGCATCAATTTGAGGAACGAATATAGAATTCAGCTGTTGAGGACGAACCTTCATAGACTGATAAGACCAAGCACCAGCGGAAGTCAATACTTGCCAGCCATCAAGAGGAGCAGCCCAAGACTGATAAGCAGCACCAGCACGGAATCCAGCGTGAACGGTATCAATATTAGATTTCCACTGCCAATAACGAAGGTTATAACCAAGAGAACCGGAAACATTACGGCCTGGGTTATTCTGAAGATTCAGAGCAGGAACGGCCTGCATACCAAGCTGATCAAATGCAGGTTGCGGGAAGTCAGATATAGCGGTCACAGTCAACTGAGGAGCCTGACCAGTCAAATTCCAATCCAGCATAGGTACAGCATGATATACACACATAATCACCTGATGTTCAGCGCCACAGTCATAAGTAATAGTATGTCCGGAATTACTGGATACACCTTTACCGGCAATAGAAGCCTGAGAAGAATCAGTATCAAGGTTGGTATTGACTACTTCATTAATGTTAATGACACTAGACCAACCTCCAATATAATGTGCATGGTTACCCATGTATTCGGGGGCTTTAATACCAAACTGGGCAGCCATTTGGTCTGAATAGTCCTTGCTGGAAAATTGAACTACTTCTTTCCAACGCTGGAGGTATTCTGTGGCACGGATTGAAAGGGCAGAAAGATCTGAATTAAGAACAACAGTACGATTAGAAGAAGCAGAATTTTCGGTTTGGAGGGAAGTAGTGGAAGAAGGATTAGATACCTGCGCAGGAGTACCAGCACCAGCAGAAACAACATAAGAAGATGGCAAATCACCACGATAGACACTAGGCAAAAGAGCCACCGAACCATACTGAGAAGAAGGAAGCATACCCATAAAGTAGTCTTTCGGATAGTTAGCATAGCGAAGTTGAACCATGTCCGTAACCAATCCAATATTACCAGCACCGGACCAATAGTCTACATTATAGGCATAAGCCTTATGCTTTTCCCACTGAGAGTTACTGAAGAAATCATAATAGATTTTCTGATAAGCAAGGAACGGAAGAGCATTGACAGTCTGCGAAGTCTGATAAACCAAAGGGTTATCAGCGTCACCAAGGGCATCAACACCTAGATATTTCTTAGTAATAGCAGCCTTACCTGTATTTTTAGACTCAATCATAGAACCATAACCAAGCATATCAAGCAACTTACAAGAACCATAGACAATAGGGAGGCCTGCATCGTCACGAGTGTTAGGCTGATCACCGGCATTAGCCGTCTGAAGAAAC